GTCAGAAACAATGCTTACGCCTGGGGCGTCGTCGATACGATCGTTTCGTCGGTCGTCGGTTGTGGAATCAAGGCACAATCGACCTTTGAAACACCGCAAGGGGACGACGTCGAGTCGATCAACGACGAGCGAGACAAGATTTGGGCCGAGTGGGCCGAAGTCTGCGAGATCAACGGCCAGTACACACTCGACGAGATGCAAGCACTCGCACAGCGTGAGATTGTCGAAGCTGGCGAAGTCCTCATCCGCATCGTCCGCCTACCGTCTCGAGAATACCGAGGGATCTACCGTCCTGTTCCATTGGCACTTGAGCTAATCGAAGCCGATCGACTCGCTGGAGACAAAGACAACTACGCCGCCAATCTCGACAACTCAACCGGCAATCGCATCGTTCGAGGCGTCGAACTCGACGACCTTGGTCGACCCGTTGCCTATTGGATCTACAAAGATCACCCGTTACAGCCTTGGGCGTTCACTCGCACTCCAGAACGCATCCCAGCCAATGAGATCATGCATCTCTACCGCCATGATCGAATCGGCCAGACCCGAGGCGTCTCGTGGTTTGCACCGGCACTAAGTTGGATTCGCGACCTCGGCACCTACGTTGACAACGAACTCCAAGCCTCCGCGGTTGCATCCTGCTTCACCGTCGCCATCAAGACCGAAACACCCATCGGATCGCTGTCCGATCCTGATGGTGGAGATTCAGTCGACGCAGCCGGGAACAAGCTTGACTACCTCGAACCAGGTCAGATCGTGCGATTGTCGCCAGGCGAATCGGTCGAAGGCATCAATCCAGGCCGACCGACCGCAGGGGCTGAACCCTGGATCGCTTTGATTCTCCGAGGCATCGCGGTTGGAACAGGGCTCAGTTACGAAACCGTGGCGCGTGACTACAGCCAAACATCCTACAGCTCGTCGCGAACCAGCCAACTTGAAGATCGACGGCGTTTTCGGTGCTGGCAGCAGTACCTCATTCGGCACTTCCTGCAACCCACCTGGGACGCGTTTTGCGACGCCGCGGCACTCAGCTCCCTCCCGGCGTTCCCCTCCTCCGCCGATCTGCTAAGTGATCGTCGCAGAGCCGTTCCGGTGGAGTGGCAGACACCTGAATGGGAATGGGTAGATCCTCAATCCGAACAGGCCGCAGCCAAGGATGCGATCGAGAACTTTATGAGCACCTACCAGACCGAGCTTGGTCAGCGTGGCAAGTCATGGCGATCCGTTTTTTATCAACAGGCCAAGGAGCGGCGACTCATGGAGCAGCTCGGGCTCAAGACGCTCCAGCAGCAGCAGGTCGAAGTCTCAGCCGCTCAATCAGCGATGGGCCAAGCATCCTCCGAACCCGCACCCACTGGAAGCGGCGAAATGATGGGACTCTCAACCCTTCAGTTCAACCGCAACCGCAAAGCCATCGCCAAAACGCTTGACGACCTTGCCAACGGAGTGATCGGCGAAGCGACCGCCAAAGTGTTCTTGTCATCGATCGGCATGAACGAAGCCAACGCACAAGCGTTGATTGATGACGCCAAGGACGGATCCGTAGACACACTTCCCGACGAGGTGACACAGTGACACTCGCAGAAATCAACGCCAAGCGACGCAAGAAGATTGCACAAGCCATCCACAAGCCAGAGCCAGCAACCAGCATCCAGCGTCAATTTGGACAGATCAAAGACGGAAAGGCAGTCATCGCCACCGAGACACCCGTCATGGTCTACGACGACCTCAGGCGTCAATGGGTCGCTCAGGTGCTCTTGATGGATGGCGTTCGATTTCGTCAGAACCGCAATCAGCTTCCGATTGTCGACAGCCACAACGACCAGACCGTTCGCAACGTCTTTGGTTCCATCCGATCGATCGCTATCGAGGGTGATCAGCTCGTTGGGCAGCCAGCGTTTGCGAGCGATGAAGAGTCGCAAAAGATTGCCACTCGATACAACGAGGGTCATCTCAACGACTTCTCGATCGATGCTCAGATCCTCGCACGTCAGTACGTTCCAGAGGGCCAGAGCTACACGACATCACAAGGCAACGTCATCGACGGTCCTGCCGAGATTGTTACAGCGTGGGAACCCCACAACGCGTCGATCTGTGCAACGGGTGCAGATCCAAATTCCACTGTTCGTCGGTCAAGCGACCGGGAAGGGATTACGAGAATGGACGAGGCACTCATGGCCGCAGTTCAAAAGCTCGGCGTACCGGAAGGTATGACCGATCCAGTTCAAATCATCACGTTTTTGGCGGGTGCAGCCGGCCAGGAAGCGACCGAGGCACCAGAGATGCCAGAGGTCGAATCGATGATGGGCGAAGACAAACAACCGGAGGGCGAAGCGGCTCGAGCGGATGCAGAAATGGTCGCCGCCGCACAAAGCCAAGAGGACGCAGTCAAGGCCGAAGTTGCTCGCCAACTCGCTGCTGAGAAAGTGCGTCGTCAAACCATCATCAATGACGTGAAGCTCGCAAGACAAGATCGGGCACTTGCAGACAAGCTCATCGATGACAATGTTTCCGTCGAAGATGCCCGCAAGGAGATTATCCGAAAGATGGCTCAACAACCATTGGGAAGCGGAGCCATCGAAGGCTCCAGCGTTGCCGTAACCGCCTCCGAGCAAGACAAGTTCATGGAAGTTGCTTCCGCTGGTCTCGTCCAGCGTTGCTTCCAGGGCCAAGTCAAGCGGCAGGCACCACAAGTCCAGGGTGCAGAGCAATTCCGCAACCTTGGCGTGTACCGTCTCGCTGAACTTTGCGTCCGACGCATGGGAATCAATCCAGAGCGATACACTCGTCAAGACGTCGCACGGATGGCGATGGGCCACGAACCAACGTTCAACCGCCTCAACGTTCGACGATCCGCTGAGGCATACCACACAACAGGATCGTTCGCCAACCTCCTTCTGGATGCAGCAACCAAAACGCTGCGAGCCGCCTACGAAGAGGCACCGTACACCTGGGCTCTGTGGGCTCGCCAGGCTCAATCGGTCGAGGACTTCAAGAACATCAACCGCATCCAGCTTGGAGAATCTCCAAACTTGGAAATGGTCCCAGAGGGAGCACCGTATCCCGAAGGAGCTGTCACCGACTCCAAGCGATCTTACAAGGTCGAAAAGTTTGGCAAGAAGTTTTCCGTAAGCTGGGAAACCGTCATCAACGACGATCTCGATGCACTGTCGCGAATCCCTGCCATGCACGGAAACGCAGCTCGCCGAACCCAGGAAAAGGTCGTCTACGACGCCCTGCTAGCCAACCCAACGATGGCTGATGGTTTTGCATTGTTCTCGGCGTCGCACACCAGCGGCACGAACATCACTGCAACTTCCGTTGCTGCACCAAGCGTCACCACGCTCAATGAAGCGTTCAAGTTGATGGCTCTGCAAAAGGGTTTGAGCAGCGACGTCTACTTGAACCTCAGCCCCCGAACGCTTCTCGTTCCGCAAGCCTACGCTGCGACCGCATTGGAGCTGGTCAACAGTGCCTCGTACGCACAAAGCAACGGCAACGAAGGTGTAGTCAACATCTATGGAGTCAACGGCGTTCGACCTCTCCAAGTCGTTTCGACCGCGTTGCTCGATGCGAACAGTGCGACCAATTGGTATGCGATCGCCGACAACTCGCAGATCGACACCGTGGAAATCACCTTCCTCAACGGTGAAGAGTCCCCGGTTCTTGAAAGCGAATGGAACAAGGACAACGACACCTACCACTACTACGTGCGTCAGACGATGGCCGCAGCGGTCATCGATCACCGCGGTATCTTCGGAAACCGCACCTAGTTCGACTTCTGACAACTGACGCCCCTGGGCCTCGGCTTGGGGGCATTCTCTGATCCAAAACAAACTAAAAACACGGAACTTAAAAACATGGCTGGATTTGTAAATCACGCAAAATTCGAAGATGACTTCTTCGGCGGAAGAACGTTCACCGCAACGGTCGGTGAAGGAAACTGGAAGATCACCGACACATCGTCGAGCGGCACTCCAACGTATGCTTCGGTCAGCCCGTCGGCGACCGGAGAGATTGCACTGACTTTCGACAGTGCTAACGAAATTCAAAACGTTTGCCTGGATTTCGGTGACAAGCTTTGCTTCGACATCGACAACATCCAGCGAGCGATTTTCATCGTCAAAACAGTGGCATCGCTCAACGCAGCGACCACCTTGGCATTTGGACTGCAATCCGCACGCAACGACGACACCGACGCGACTGCCAACAATGCTCAATTCAAGCTTGCTGGATCAAACGCGATCGTTTGCGAGTCCGACGACGGAACCACTGACAACGACGATAAGGCAACTGGCCTATCGCTCGTCGCCACGTACCGCGAGTTCGTCATCGACTTCACTGGCGGCAAGTCCGACGTCAAGTTTTACGTCGACGGCCAGCGTGTTGCGTCATCGACGACCTTCACAATGGCCGCTGCGACATCATCGCTTCAGCCATTCGTGCAGATCAGCAAAACTGCATCGACCAACGTCAACAGCGTCACCATCGACTACGTTGCCGTGGAGTGCAAGCGATAACCGATGACCTTGCACGATGTCATTAAAGACGATGCCACGAGCCTATTTACGAGCGTCAACGATTTCGCCGAGCCTGTCGTCTATTACAAGCGAACAGGCAAGGCGAGATCCATCAATGCCGTTGTGGTTCGTGACGCATTAGCGATCCTTCCCGAGGACAGCGACACCATCACGCCAGTCTTTGAGGTCCACGTCTCCAACGACATCACCGAAGGCATCTCTAGCGAAGAACTCGACCTGGGCGGCGACGCAATCGCGTTCGCCGTCCGAGTCGGACGCAAACCAGAACGACGCACGATCACCAAGCTGATGTCGCACGACGAGGGGATGTTGGTTCTCGAATGCCGCTAGCACTCAACGAACAAATATCACTGGTCCTAAAGGGACGACTCGAAGCGATGATCGGAGACACCGCCACCTATCCGATCGACGTTTGCGAGGTCATCCGTCCTACGCGATCCATCGATTGGACACCACGCGACCGCCAGATTGTTCTTGTTCAAGGACAGCCTGAGATCGTCGAAGAATTGATGCGACCA